TGTTTGGAGAGGATGCGTAGGAAGAAGCGACAGTGGGCGTCGGTCCAATCCATCATGGGTGCAACACTAAAGCGCCGAGACAGCGTAGGCCTTGAATTTACTGGGCTAAAGCTCTGTTTATCTAGCATTTTCTTCAACGTGTTCTGGGCGTGGTTTCGGGCGTTTTCAGGCGTTTTTGAGGGCTCGTACCACTTCAAAACTGACGCGTACCAATTTTGATATGGCAACCATGGCAAGAAAACTGGCGGATGGGTCTGTCTAGCTACACGGCTCAGATCCGCATCAAGCGCGACGGAGTGCAAGTCTATCAAGAGAGCCAGACTTTCGCCCGAAAACAGGCGGCGCAGGCCTGGGCAAGCAAACGTGAATCCGAACTGGATGAACCCGGTGCGATTGAGCGAGCAAGCCGTAAAGGCGTCACGCTCAAAGACATGATCGATCAGTACCTGGTCGAGGTTGAGAAAGCCCGGCCGCTGGGCAAGACCGAGCGTGCAACCCTCACGGCCATCGGCGAAACGTACATGGGCAAGCTGGACGATACCCAAGTCAACACGCAATGCCTGGTCGATTACGCGCTATGGCGAATGAGCCCCGAGGGGGGCGGCGTCCAGCCGCAGACCGCCGGCAACGATCTGGCCCACCTCGGCGCGGTGCTTTCCATTGGCAAGGACGCTTGGGGTTATCAGCTTGATCCTCTGGCCATGGGGGGCACGGCGCGTACTGCGCAAGCTCGGCTACAACTTGAAAAGCCGAGAGCGTGACCGGCGCCCCACGCTGGACGAGCTGGGTAAGCTCATGAAGCATTACCAGGACATGCAGGCTCGGCGTCGAAGCATCATCAACATGATGAAAGTGGTGGGCTTCGCGCTGTTCTCGACGCGCCGGCTCGATGAAATCACCCGGATTCGTTGGAGTGATCTCGACGAACCTGGCCAGCGGGTGCTGGTGCGTGACATGAAAAACCCAGGTCAGAAGATCGGTAACGACGTCTGGTGTTATCTGCCAGACGAGGCCTGGCAAATCCTTCATACGATGCCACGGGCCGGCGAAGATATTTTCCCCTACAGTCCTGAATCGATCTCCACGTCCTGGGCGAAGGCCTGCAAGATCCTGAATGTCGAGGATCTGCACTTCCATGACCTCCGTCACGAAGGGGTAAGCCGTCTGTTCGAAATGGACTGGGATATCCCCCGAGTGGCGAGCGTTTCGGGGCACCGTGACTGGAATTCGCTGAGGCGCTACACCCACCTACGTGGGAAGGGTGATCGCTATGTGGGATGGGAGTGGCACGAAGAGATATTGCGGGCGCCCGTCCAGCTGGGCGCCGCATCACTGAAGTGGCTTAAAAGGCGTGTTTTAACCCGTTGAGTTGGCAGTGCTCTTTAACCGCGGCGGCGCGTTGAAGATCAAGGTAGGTGGCTAGGTCGGTGATGTGGATGCCCTTGGCCGACTTTTGGCTCCGTTCAAGGCGGGTGATCGGGATCTTGATCTGCCCACTCATTACCTTGCGCTGGAACATGTCAGGCGTCAGGTGCGTGAAGTAATCCCTGCACACTTGTTCCAGCGAGATAATCGCCTGGCCTTCGTACTGGGCCATCAGAATGAAAGCTGTATTCATGATGTCTCTCACATCCGAAACGATTGATCGATGATCGACAGCCGTGCGGCATGATCTGCCGGTTGTGCGCCGTCAGCCTGGATCTCGCAAACAAACCGATGTCGCTCCCGGTTCGGTGCGCTCAATGCCTTAGTGAGCCCTGGCACCGCGCCGATACATTGCTCATAGGCGTCGGGACCGTCCCAGCGTTGAGCGGGTAAAACCTGGCAATCCGTTCGTGTTGCATCTGCACACAGGTAGAGCAGAAGGAAAACGCTCATACACTGGCCTCGCCGACATTCAAAGGGTTCGTGCTAGTCTTTGCGGCGCTGCTGCTTGGGGTCTGTGCTTGCATGGTGCTGCTCCTTAGTGGTGGTAGGTGTCGGGGAGTTGCCGCTCCTCGACACCGTTTTTCAGGCCGTTCTGGCCAGATCTTGTTTAATGAGCGCTATGACTTCATCCCGGTCCTTCGCATACGCGAAAGGCAGTTCGCCGCCTGGGCGAGTGATGGGGTAGCGCGCTTCAGGCAACCGGCACTTGGCCACGGTGTAGCCGGTGTCGGTCATCCAGCAGTTCTGCTGTACTTGCCCGTCTCTGTTGCGTTTCGGCGCCCACTTCATGCCCAGACCCTACGCAGGTCCTGCCAGATCGCGTCGCCGTCGGGGAAGTAGGTGTGAACCTCTTGCTCGGGGCTGTTATCCAGCCGCAGGACGGCAATGCAGTCGTCGAACAGCCCAGCGTCGAGCCGGCGCAGCTCGGTCAGGTCAAACGGATGTGCCGGGCCGTTGTACAAACCGAGCAGAAAGCGGCCGATGACCCCGCTTTGCCCGGTGTCGCGCTGGGCGACGGGTAGCAAGCGAACCAGCGCTTCGACGCCAGCTTTGCGGATGGCCGGACGCTCGGTCTGGTACTGGAACAACTCGTCAAAGGCCTCTTTGAGTGTTTCGTTCTGCATGGTGCTTCTCCTTTGGGTGGCAGGCGTTGCCGCGCCTGGTAGGTGTTGCTGTGGATCTGGTCAGGCCTGGAAGTGCCAGCACTTCACAATGGGTTGCTTGGTGATGACCGCGTTGCTGTGCTTGGCCTGGTAAGCCCGTACCGCGCTGTCTGTCGCCTTGTTGATGTCGATCAGCTTTCGAGAGCGAGAGTCCTTCAGCCGCTCGCGCTGCTCGCTGACATCGGCAATTTTCTGGCGATGCTCGGCGGCGCACTTCACGAAGTCGTTGAGGTTGATGGCGATGATGTTGTCTTTCTTGCTGTGGTTGACCACGGGCCCATCGGCATCGAGGCCTTCCAGGTACTCGTACACTTCCCAGAATTCAGCTACCACCGGGTGGTCGGAGCTGATTGAGGACTGGCGCTCGATCGCCATGCGGATAATTTGGGTGCGTGTGTGGCTGATTTGCTGGTCAGTCAGCGGCACGACCGTCTGCACGCAATCGAGCAGGGCGAGCAGTTGAGCGTGGTTCTTATTGATTCGCTCCACGCGGATGCAGCCACGCAGATTGTTGCCACAGTGATGACAAGCGCTTTGCTCATGCTTAAAGGGGGTCTCACACGCGAAGCAATGCGAATGCAGGTTGCGCAACTTCGCCTCGTAGCCAGGGATGCGCTGGGCAAACAGCTCCAGCACTTCCAGCTCCTTGCGTACGGCCTGCAGCACAAAGTTGCTGAGCGTCGAGCCTTCCAGTGCGTTGAGCCGGTCTGCTGCCGCACGGCTCTCCGGCGTCACGTTGGGGCGCACAAAGTGCAGTTTCACAATCCGGGTCATGATCGCTTCAGAAGCCACCACAGGGGCGTTCTGGCTGATGGCAATCGTGCCGCGAAAAGGGGGCTCGTAGGTTTCGTTCCCGGCGGTTTTAACGCCCTTTGTCGCAAGCGTGCCACCGCCGTAGTAGTCCTTGAGCTCATCCCATTCAAAGGTCTTGGCGTGAGCCTTATCGTCGCCGCTACGGTCAGACTCCAGTAGCACAATGGGCATGCCCGATACCTGGCCCATCAACCGGCTGCGGCCGGCCTTGGTGGATTTGGACGGGTCGAACCCTTCGTAACCGTCACGGCCCGCCAGTTTCCAGAGCAGCGTGAGCAAGGTGGTCTTGCCGGCGCCGGCCTCGCCCGTGGCTTCAAGGAACGGGAAAGACTGATACCGGCTGCGGATCTGTTCGGCGAATAGCGAACCAAACCAGAAAGTCAGTGCGACGATGCCCTGGGCGCCGAAGCATTGCCAGAGAAGGCCCAGCCACTGTTGGTCGTATGTCTTACCGTCCTTCTCCAGATCGATTCTCACACCCTTTTGCAGGGTCTTGAGTTTCAGCTTGCCCATTTCAAAAAATTCCTCTTCGTTGATGTGAATCACCTGGCCTTCGCGGACGGCGACGTCGTTGAAGACGTAGCAGCGGTACTCCTTGCTGTAGCCCACGTAGTCGATGGTCTGAACGGTCTTGATGCCGAAAAGCTGGTCTTTCATGAGTTTGTCCAACTGTTGTCCACTGCCGGTGAACACGGCTCCGGCACCCATGCCGAGAAGCCTTTTCTTGAACTCACTGGCAGCAGCGACCTGACCACCGGTGAAGGTGTTTTTCACGGATCCACCGTCGTGCGGGAAATCGACGCGGAAGAAGTACCAGGACTCGTCGGTAATCTCGTTGCGCTGGAAATAGAGGGCCTTGGGGTAGCAGTTGGCGATTTCCACGACGCAGCCGGCCACGTTCAGCGCCTTCTCCCGGAGCTGCTTATCGGTGAACGTTTGGGCTTCCTGGTCATCGCTTTTTTCCAGGGCCTGCTTGGCGCTGTTGTATTTAGCGAGGTCCAATTTCCACCAGTACAGGCGGGAATCGAAACAGAAGTGAAACTCCTCCCGCTCTCGCCACTGGTACATAAGCAGCGCCTTGTCGCCGGCGCTCTCTGCGATCAGCAAAGCGCCCTGGTGGCGGGCTTCCTTCAGGTCTTTTTCGATGCGATCTGCGCGGGCGCTCTCGTCATCAATGAATGCCCAGCGTTGATGCAGGTCATTCCAGTCGGCCTTGCGGGCATCTGGCTGTGAGACCTGGGCCGCGTCGCAGGTGAAGCCAAGTTCGCCGGCACGCTTCACCCAAGTGCGGGTGTACTTGTGAGCGCCAGGTTCATTGTCCAAGGCCCAAACCAGCTTGGGTGTTTTGCCGCTGCGAGCGGTAACTAGCGCCTTCAGCGATTCCTCTGGAAAGGCGTTTGAGGACAATGCGGCGACGGCGGAAATGCCGTTATGAATGAGCGCGATGGCGTCGAAAATGCCTTCGACAATCCACAGCTCGTCCACCTCCAGCAGATCCAGGCAAGGTGGGCACCACCAGTGCCCTCTGTAGCTTTTGAGGGGCTGGAAACGGGCCTTCTTCTTACCGAAGCGGGAGGGCTGGTCAATCAAGCGCTCCCAGTACCCACCATGCTCTAGGGGGAAGCGGACAGTTGCTGAGCCGATGTTCAGGTCGCGGTCGAAGTAGCTTTCCTGGGTGTACCAGTCCTCCATCAACTCAACGCGCAAACCTCGGGCAAACGTCAGGTACGCTTTTGCGCTGGCGGTTGGATCGTCGCGGGTGGCTGGCGCACGCTTGCTCCAGTCGTCGAACAGATCCGGGTACAGCTCTTTGGTCGGTGCCATGTACCGGCATTTTTCTTCGCGGCCACAGCGAATGAACCAAGGCTCATCGTGGCGCGAGAACAGGCGTTTCTGATTGCACTGAGGGCAGATGCCCTTACGCATGTAGTGCGTGCCGGCCATATGTTGCAGGCCGTAATCGGACTCAAGGCGCTGGAGCACGTCAGCGCGCAGCTTTTGTTCCATGGGCTTGCGTACAAAAGCCTGTGAGCCAAGGGGTATGTTGAGTCGCTTATTCATCGGGGCTTATTTCACTTCGCCGAGACTGTATTTCAGGGCGCCCATCAGGCGTTTTTGCGCGGCCATCACCGGGAAGGCCGCGAGCAACGAGCCATGCCGAAAACCCTCGGGAATCCTGCGAAAGCGCTCGTCATAACAATGCTCGTTAAACTGCTGGGCGTATTGGTTCCGTAGCGTCTGGAGCAGCGCTTCGGCCTCTTCGCGGGGCAGTTTTGCGGTGATGGCGACGTCGATTTCCATGGTCCACCTCGAATCTCAGGCAAAGCTCACCCAAACCCACGGGAAGCGGGGCAGGGAGGGGTGTTTAAAAGGGGATTACTGAGGGTGTTGCTTCAGCGCTGTATCGCGCTGGGCGAGCAGGGTTTGCGGTAGCAGCCTCGCCGGGACCGGGTGGCGCAGATCCGCCCGGGTATCGATCAGGTGGACGACGGTGCTGCCCGGGCTGCTGCCCCAGTCCACGTCGATCCACTTGCGTTGGTTGATGACCTGCAATTCAGTCCAGGCGTTGTGCACCAGTTTCTGCGCCATGAATACCGGGACTTCCAGCGCGGTGGTCAGGTGCCGGACACAGTTCTCGTAGAGCAGGTCAGAGTCCACCAGGTGTTGCGCCTGGTATCGTTGTAAGTAGGCAACGCTGCACGTTGCATGCTGCTGCGGTAGTCGTGTTCAAGCTGTTCGTGGTTCATTGGGCGCACTCCATTTCCATTTGGTCGAGCAGGTCGGGTTGATCGTTGGCAGACTTCATCGCGGCACGGCGCAGGGCAGTGTCGGCAATGGGCAGCCTGACGGCGGGGTTGGCCATGCCGCTGGGGCTCATTTCATGGGTCATTTCGAACTCAGCCCGCACCGACCAACCGCAGGCCTCATTGGTGCATTGCAGGTAGGCCACACGCAGGAAAATGTGCGTGCCTTCGCTGGTGCGAATGCGCATGCGACCGAGGCAGTGGGGGCAGACCAGTTTGTAGGTGCTCATGGCCAGGTCCTTTACAGCGCTTGCGCCGCTTCGTGAGCGATGTTCAGCGGCGTGATTGCATCGCCAATAGCCATCCTGATATCGGTGCCTGAAAGCTCATTGTTGGTTGTGGTGACGATTTCTTTTAGTGTGTCCAGGCGCTGCTGGGCGATAACTAGCAGGTCCAATAATTGATGTCGTTCTACTTCGCAGATGTAGGTCATGGTGACTCACTCAAAAAGGATGTTGAGGGCTTGATGCAGCGCTTGCAGGCAGCAGCATCGAAAGAGATCAAAGCTCGTCTCGGTAAGGGCTGATTGCGCATGCTCATCGCGCCTGCACCGGTTTGCTGTGCAACTGGATGGTGGCCAGCACCTCGGAATGGCGTGCAGCCATATAGCGATTGTGAGCGCCGAGAATCGCCTCGGCCTCGCCTGGCTCGACTACCCCGTCTTCCAGCGCCTTCGCGATGATCTGATCGACGTAACCACGTTTTGCAGCGGTGTGTACCGACCGGCTGTACAGGTCGATATTGTCCAGGGTTTCGGGCTTGGCCAGAGGCACGAACATACCGCCGTACATTGCGGCGATGTATTCAGGTAGGTGGGTGGTGCCTGCATCCTGCTCGAGCAAACGAATCTGCTCATCATTGAGGGGGCGGCTGCCGGCATTTTCGTACACGTGGTTATCGAACTTCTTGAGCTCATAACCGAGCCGGGCAGCGGCGCACTCCCGCCCGCCGGGGTAGGCGCATATGACTGCGCTCATGACCTGGCGCTTGGTCGTTAGAATTGGGCGTTTCATCTTCTGGTTTCTCCTTTGGAGCCAGAGGCCCTAGTTTGCAACCACACACTCACTGCTGTTTTGGGATAACCGTGGGGTGATTACGCCATCCTTGATCCCCAGCAGTACCGCGGCACGGTGAGCCTCACCCCGGCGCCCGCGATTCTGGCCACTGAGCACTGCATAAACAGTGCTGGGGTTCAGTGAGTGCTGTTCCGCGAAGTCCTTGACCGTCTGGCCACGCCTTTCAAGGGCGTCACGCGCTAGATAGCGAGCTTGCTCGTAGGTGTTGGCGTTGTGCATAGTGCAGTTCCGTGCATTTTTATGTGGTGACACGCAAAGAATGATGCATGTAACTGCACTTATAAATAGTGGAGATGAAGAAATTTGCATTATTCAGTGGAAATAGGTGCTCGGCTGCAGGCGGAGCGCAAGCGCTTGGGCCTCAATCAGGATCAGTTCTGCGAGGCTGTGGGCGTCTCTAAGCGAACGCAGGCAGCGTATGAAGCGGGTACAACAGACCCGACTTCTGTATACCTCAACGCAGCAGCCTCTAAGCTTGGGGTGGATGTTTTGTTTGTTGTGACAGGAGTTGTCACGCCGCGACCAGTCGAGGGTCTGAGCCTGGAGGAGGATCGCTTAGTAAATCAGTATCGATCTCTCCAAGAAGGTGACCGGCAAGCTGTGGACCGTATCATCGGAGCTATGTGGGACATGGCTATGAGAGAAAAGGAATAGTCCTACACAGGAATAGGTAAAGTCTGTATGTAACTACGTATTGTTTTTTTAGAGGGCTCGGTAACGTCGATTCAACTATGCACTTGATGGAGTATTGAGCATGTTGGATCAAAGCGATGATAGCCAGGATGATAAAAAAACTATCGAAGCCTCCAAACTGACGAGCGATGAAAGGAAGCTTCTTACGCTGTATAGAGAAATGTCTGACATCGACCGGCATTACATTCGTCGCGTGGCCGAGGTGCTAATTGCCACTTCGGGATGACCTTGTAGAATGCTTTTCGGCCCAGGCTTTCAGCTTGGGCTCTAGTGAGCAGGCAGGTGCATAGTTCGCTGAATTGAATTCGGCATTTAAAGGACTAAAGGGGGAGAGGGAGATTGCGCAATTTTTATATAGCATCAGCGGTTTTATTATTTGGCGGGGCAGCCTGGGCCAATGATCAGGTCATTAGCGAGCACTGCATCGGTGAATGGCCTAACGATAGAGAAATGTTTATCCACTGCGTTGGCGAGCAGCGAAAAGCTTATCGAAACCTTGCCAAATACTCGGGTGCCATTCGTGCTCACTGCGAGTCTGAGTGGAAAACCGACTACGAAATGGTGGTGCATTGTATCAAAGAACAGC